TTTCAGACTCCTTGTACTGGCACTCAATGGTCGCCAACTCCGAGATGCGAGCCATTACATCCTTGACATCACTGTCCTTCATACCGAGTGAGGCTGCTATCGCCCCGAACTCGAATCCTTGTGTTTTGTTTTCGTTAGCCATATCATTTACTGTTTGCTTAAGAGTAGGTATACAATTTTCAAAAAGTTTATTCTCGGCACTAACTCGGCTCATTAGCTCCTGGATTGCCGTGGTATCGGTCATCGAAGCAACCTCACTATGCACCTTTTCGCAAAGTTGTTTTGAGGTATGGATAATGTTCTCAGCGGGTATAATGCCTGCCTTCACAGCCGCCTGAGCATCGAAGTAGGTACCGTCTCTACCTGCTTCGCCATCCATAATCGCTCGTACATGCTCGGCTTTAAGCCCGAAACGTTTGCGGTAGATGGTCTCAATCTGCTTGGTGAATGCCTTGACCATTGCCTTGGTATCTACATCCATATCCTCATCCGAAGGCATCATCGGGTTATGGATCATCAGGATTGCATAGTCGCGCATAAGTGAGCGTTTACCCGCTGCCCAAATAATCGAAGCCATAGATGCAGCCACACCCTCGATGACGCACTCGGTATCGACCTTTGAGTTAGCAATGGTCGAGTATGTAGACATACCGTAGAGCACGCTGCCACCTTCAGAATTAATAAGTACGCGTATGCACGAGGGACGAATGACATTCTCAAGGAAGTCAAACTCATCGTTGAAACGCGATGTATTCTCCTCAGTAACGCTACCGAAGAATCGAATTGTAGCGGGGGCATCTGCCTTAGCCTCGCCAACTACATATTGAAGTGTATTGATATCCATTGGACTCTCTTTTGGATAAGAGTAGAGAGTTCCGAAAGAAAAGGTTTATAAACTATGACTTTGTTTCAAATAATTGTTTACCTTTGTATAAGAATGATTATTAAATATGGAGAAACTGCATATATTAACCCCAGAAAGAGAAGAAAAGCTATGGTCAGAAGCAATATTTGTTTTTGACACATCATCTATTTGCGCCCTTTATAATTTAAAACCCGATTCTCAGAAAATAGTTGTTGATATTTTAGAAAGATTTAAAGATAGAATCTGGATTCCGGCTCAAGTGAGATATGAGTATGTGAAAAATAGAGAAAAGGTTATTAATAATCCAATCACAGAATGTTATCAGCGCCCACAAATTGTTAGTTCTGGTACACAATGGGTAAAAGATTTTTCTTCTTTTCTTGAGAATAACAAGAATCAAGATTTTCATCCATATATAAAGGATGCAACACATAAAGACTTAACGCAGAAGAGAGATGAATTAGAACGATTAATTAAAGAAATAATAAAATCGATAAAGACAGAACAAGAAGAACGCAGAAATGAAATCCAAGCAATAAAAGATCATGACTGCATCAGAGATGCTGTTATGGCTTTTAATGCAGGATCTCCTTTTAGTTTTAATGATATTTTAGGTATTGTAAGAGAGGGAGAGTTTCGTTACCGTAATACGATTCCCCCAGGATACATGGATAAAGATAATAAACGAGGAACTCAAATTTACGGAGATCTTATTATTTGGAAAGAAATCTTGCGATATGTCGAACTGGAAAAGAAATCAATTATTTTTATTTGTGATGATCTTAAGGAAGACTGGTGGCTCATAAGCAAAAATAAAACTGTTGAAAAGCCTCGATTTGAGCTAATCAAAGAGTTACACGATATTGCAAGTACAGATTTTTGGATGTATACGGTTAAGCAGTTTGTCGAAAAATTAGAGCAATTAAACAGAGACCCATCAATTTTACCGTTATATGAAGGTTTAGAAGGAATTAAGTATGTTCTTGAAATTAAGGAACGACGTGCCAGAGCAAGAGCAGTTCATGGAGATTATATAATAATTCGTTGTAACCAATGTGGACATGAACATATAGTTGAGTATGATGATTTATATTTCGATTGGGAGGCTATTGGTGGATCAGAGCGCTCAATGGGAGAAGAGACAGAATATCAATCAACAGAATATGTAGATTGTCCTCATTGTGGTAGCCAAATAGATATCGAGTTTCATTTATGGGAATATCCAGTTGGCGTCGTAAATACCACAAACATTGAAATAGCAAATGGAGAGATAGTCGGAGAAGTATGTGACTTTTCTGATCGCATATCATTAATGGAAGAATCTACGGAATGTCATAGGTGCGGTAAAATAGGTCACATAAACGAAATGGGGCTATGTGGTGATTGTGAAGCAGAATTTAATGATTTTATGGAAAGGGAATAATTGACACATACTCTCAACGCATGTTAAGACTCGGATTCTTCCGAGTCTTTTTCATTTTCCACCTCCACTGATGGCTCAAAACCCGTTGCCTCCCCGTATGTCGGAGAATTATGCTGTCCGTGGTTTTCGGTGTCGTATTGCGGAGCATCACTATGCTGCGTAAATGGCGGCATAACAAGATAGCGTTTTACCCAGTCACGATACTTCCAAGCCGAGTACTCACGGAACCACACCTCATAGTCTATCCAATATGCCTGAAGCATATTGGTGGTAAGAGGCATATCGAAGTATGTGAGATTACAACGCTCATTGAGTGCCGGTTCTCGGTTCTTGGCATCTTGAATTGCTACATTGAGTCGCTGGAAGACAATGAAGGGGTCACACTCTCGCTCCGCGTCTGAGTTGTTGAGCGTATTGAGGATAAAGCGCACACGCATTGTCGCTCGTCCTTCGCCTATACGCTGCTGGGCTACGAGATAGCGTACATTGACAAAGTGTATAAAGACCGCAGGGAAGGCAATCTCATACTCCAAATTCTCGCTACGGATAAGACGAGTGAATTGACCGTTGTCAATAGCAATGGTCTTAAAGAGAGGGGGCGATGCCGAGTTATCGGGGTCTTCACGCACAGTGAGGATGGCACGACGCACAGCATCGTACATATTCACAAAAGGGTTTTCGGATACCTTCTCGGGAATACTATCTACGGGAGGTGTTGGCTCCTCTGTCTGCGGTTTATTATGCTTATCTTTTATCATTTCGGGAATCCTTCAAAAATCATATCTACAAGACCGTTGATGTGGTCTTCAATGTTGGGCGAGAAACCTATAAACTGACGATGCACAGGGCGGCGTGTTGAGTATTGGTTCACGGTGTATAGTCCGAACTTCGGGTCGGTGTTATGCACCGCAGCGTAGTTCTTGTACTTGCCTCGCTTCTTACCTCGCTTGCCCCGAATGTAGGAACTTACCTCCGTAGTCCAAATGTCGTAGTGAGTGGTACGGCGAAAGCCTCCCTTGCCGTGAAGTTTACCAAACTCTAATGAACGACCACGCTCTCCCTTGATGCTTCTTGACAGCGTACCGGTATCAACCATCGTGGGGTGAGTAAACTTCTTTCCCCACTTTGATGTGCGGGCAGGCCATTTACTGCCGTTGAAACCACCACGCTCAAAAGAGGATTGAAACTGCTGTTTAGCATATTCACCCGCCGCCGTTACAAAGTCCTGGGCATTGTAGAAGAGCTTGCTTCCTAACATTCGATAGTTACCGTTTCGCCACTGTGCACAGAACTGGTCAATCGTTATCTTGCTCATAGAACTTCGATTTTAGGCGTTTGACAATCTTATGTACAAACTCAGGCCGTGGCTTGTCAAAGTAGCGATGTGCATCGGTAAAGATTCTGCCACCCGTTGCAAGGCTCTCGCGGAATACAGGATCAACCATCGAGCGACACTTGTCTATGCTCAAAGATGCTCTTACTCCAGCAAAGCCATTTGCAATAAGATAGCATCTGCATCCCCATTCGATGGGCGGTATCAACTCTGCTGGGAACTCCGACTTGCGGTACGATACACCTTCGAGGGATAGATGCCATGGGCGCACGCGCTCGTCCCCCTGCGTCATATATGTAATAACAGATTCGGCATTTACAGTCATCCACCACGCAGCCATCTTCGCAGCAAAGAGCACTTGCTCATTCTCCGCCTCTGCATAAGTGAGGTTATATTGCTCACAGATTGTTTCGTAGTCGAGCAAGCACTCCTCATCAACCTCTTCGGGTAGTTCGCTTATCATCGTCACCTCCTCGGCGGCAGCAAAGTCAATGAGGTTGTCAATGGTAGACACGAGTATTTCGTGTTGCTGCCTCTCACGCTCTGTTGTAAAGTTGTTGTGATTACGCAGTATGCTCAATGTTTCATCAAAGTCCAACGCTAGACCTCTCAAAGCTCGGTCAATCAGGAATGAGCATCGATGAGTTATGATATCCTCGATGATGTCCTCACGCTCAGCGCTGTTCTCCCAGTGATGGATAAGCCTGCGGAAAGCATCTCGAATAACCTCATACTCCCGTTGCGTTTCACTCTCTTGCCCTTTTGCCTCTACATCAGGGAGCGGAAGTTGGGCTACGACTTCGCTCCCAGAAGAAAATTTGCTACTTGTGAGCCTCGCTGTCTGCCGTAGCGGCGGTAATACTCCTCATCAGTCATCACACCTCGGTCATTATGGTTACTGCCTGGCATCGTGCTTCCCACAGCACCTATCTGCACATTGAGTTGCTTACCTACACTGATGCCGAACTCCTTCTCAATCTCATCGGCAGATACTTCATACTTATCCGTGATGAGCGCGTAAAGTTTGATTCGGTCTTCGTTGTTCATATCTATGCGGTTCGAGTATTTGAACTCCAAACCCGCAGGGATATAACCCATAGCAACAAGGCGAGGCACAATCTCCTCGTTCATTATGTTCTCAATATATCGACGATAGACCTCGATACGCTCACGGAAGATATCCTGATGAGCCTTCGTAGAGCCCACATAGGATTGCATACCACCAGCCATAGACTCTGAACCGAGCACAAGGTTTGCCACCTCGCTGTTTACAAACTCGATAAGTCCCGTGTATA